ACGGCGTCGAGTATGGAATCATGCAGGCATACGCCGAGGGATTCAACATTCTCAATGAGGCAAATGCCGGTGCCAAATACACCAAAGAAGGAGACGCTGAGGTCGCTCCAATGTCAGACCCAGAAAACTACCAGTACGACATCGACTGTGCCGAAGTTGCAGAGCTCTGGCGTCGTGGCAGCGTTGTTGGTAGTTGGTTGCTTGATCTTACCGCTGATGTTATGCGTAGCGACAGCAGGCTTGATAAGTTTGATGGTGGAGTATCGGACTCCGGTGAAGGTCGCTGGACTGTTAACGCTGCTGTTGACCTTGGTGTTCCCGCTCCGGTTATTAGTACCGCTTTGTTTGAGAGATTTAATTCTCGCAGACTCGGAGCATACGCCAACAAAGTTCTGAATGGTATGCGTTATATGTTTGGAGGTCATCACGTACGGTGATTTTATTTGTTCGCCATGTTATGCAAACCCCCTGGTGCCTAGGTGTCATGGGGTTTGCGTTAGTATTTGTCCCAATCATTGGGATGTGGGCAGTGCATAACTATGGATGGCAACATTGGGAACCATTCCACCATGAACCTCCTTCTCCGCCCACTGAATGATATTAATGACCCTACTTGGAGTGTGATCATATCGATCATACTCCTTCTTATTGGGGTTGGATATTGTGTAAAGTGGATTTTGACTTATGATGACTCTAAATAGCAGAAACTTGAGGTTTTGACATGGTTACATTGCGAAAGAAGCGTCAGAATAAAGATGCTGAAGGAAAATTCTTTCTTTACGTTGCATTTCATTCAGCATGGACAGCAGTTATGAACTTCTTTGATGACTGATGGACATCCGTGAGATTGAGATCCGAGACCTGGATATCCCAGATATTGGAACACACTTTAACAATGTGCCATTACCTATCCCACCAGTAGTTCCTGTCACTCAATACATCGGTGCTCCGATTGTTGACATCCCTGGTTGTGTTGAGGCAAATAAGGACGACTCAAAGTCTAAAACTATTGGTGTAGATGACCCCGACAGTACGGTCACACTTTGCGATGGAACTGTTCCGAGTTATAATCCTATTGATTATAAACCGGAGGAGATGATTATAACCAAACCAGCACCTGTTCCAAAGGTTCCTACACCAAAATCGCCAGAAATTTCTACACCAGAGATTCCTGTTACTCCACCTGCTACTGCTATTGTGGAGGAGAAATCGGAACCTGAGATTCCTTGGCAAGAGAAATATTTACCTGCACCAGAAGCAGCAACCACAACTGCTGCTATCGCTGTGATTGCTACTACATCAGCACTTATGGCAAAACCGTTGGCAGATCTCCTACTAAAGGTGATCAAACCAACGATTAAGAAAGTTATTAAAAAGATTGCTAAGATCCGGGGGAAGGAACCAGAGGTCTTGAGCGTAAAGGACCGCCGAGATCAGCAGCGGATTTACTCACACGCTGTTCGGAAACTGAAGGGGAAGGAATAGGATGAACATGTGGTTTGATGGTGTTCACACCTTCTACCACTACATTTACACTGGTCTTGTAGTTTGCGGTCTTGTGGGATGCTCCAGGTGGCACTGACGCCTAATGAAAGATTGTAGTTGTCTTTCTGTCCAGTTCTAGTTGGTTGCATGTATAATATGGAGCCAGGATTATCGGGTGCTCCATCTTCATCGAGGTCACGCATATCATAGACAGGCGTGTCAAAGTAATCCTCGTAAGGTTTCTGTGCAGATATATTTCCAGTTATGAATGGGGTGACATTGACAGTTTCACCTTGGCACTGGATGCCTCCCCCATAAGTATTAGTGATATAAGGACCCTGTAATACCTGGATTGCCTGGTTGGTCACCGAGCCTGAACTATTTGCTACTGGAGCTGCTGTTGCACTTACACCCCCTACAGTCTCCGCCAGTGTGGCAGGGGCAATCGCAAGATTTGTTAGACATAGCGTTACTGGGAGAAGATACTTGTGGTGTCTGTTACGCTTTCGATGGTCGTCGTTCTTTGGATAATTGTTTGGTTGCTTAAACCAGGACCTTGATAGGTCTCCGTGAACTGAAACGCTGCACCGGGATTTGTTTGTGTGAAAGAAGGCTTTGAACCAACTCCTGTCCATGATGATGTCACTCCATCAATAGTTACATTATTACTAGTAGTACCAGGAGACAGGTCACCGTTTGCTGTAATACCTGTCCCTGATGCAGAATATTGATATCCTGTATTGTAATCCATCGAGTTGATGGTTTCGGTCACCGTAGATTTGGTTTCCGTATGGCTCGTCATGGAGCCCTGTGTGAAGTTTGGAACTACCGGAACTGCATAACAAGGAGATCCCAGTAGTGTTAGCACTACTAGGAGTCTTCTCATCGTACTGTAATCTCGCTTACGAATTGTCCGGTAGCACTAGTACCAGCTCCACCAGCTGTCAATGCCATAGAACCTGCTGTATCAATGGTACCAGCTAGAGAACCTGCTGTTCCAGCCGCAGTGCTTGTCTGATTGGAGAAGGCACTTACATCACCAACGCTAGGTGCTGTTGTAATAACAGCATCACCTTGTGTGTAAGAAGAATTAAAAGAGAATGCTTCACCAGATGTTGCTTGAGATGCTGTAACAACACTGGAAGCACCAGTAAAACCATCGCTGGTCATCAGCACAGCGTTGCCAACAACACCAGAAGTGGTGCCATCGGTAGTGCTTACATTATTGCCAGAGATTGACATCGAATGTCCAATTCTTTGTACGTTAGTTGCTGCAGCGTCTACAGTCAACTGGACGCTGGAGGACAACTTATGTGTGATATCTGCTTGTGCTGGTGCTGCCGCAAGAAAAAGTGCAGCCAAAAGAAGTTTTCTCATCAATTTCTCACGTATTGACTCTATCTTATGTAGGCTTGACACCATCATACCAATCCTATATAATGTACCCATGGTCCGGTAGCTCAGTGGATAGCAGCAACTGCCTTCTAAGCAGTCGGTCCTTGGTTCGAATCCAAGCCGGATCGTCATCATATCTAATACGATGAGAATTTTCCTAGACAGCGCAGATACAGACACCATCGAAAAGTATTGGTCCACAGGACTAATCGATGGCATTACAACAAATCCTTCTCTTATTATGAAGAGTGGGAAGAACCCAGAAGATGTATACCAGCAACTAAAAGACCTCGGTGTACCAGACATCTCCATGGAAGTAATGGGAGATGCTGACGAAATGATCTCTGAGGGAACACGACTATATAAGAAGTTCGGGCAGTGCACGACAGTTAAAGTTCCTTTGACACGAGAAGGACTTACTGCCTGCCGTGAACTTTCTAATCAGGGTATCAACGTTAATGTTACCTTGATCTTCTGTGCAGCACAAGCAGTGCTAGCAGCAAATGCAGGAGCGAAGTATGTATCTCCTTTTGTTGGTCGTCTCGATGACCAATCTGTGGCTGGTTTGGAAGTTGTTCGTTCAATCTCCGAAATATACCGCATCCACGGTTGCCCGACTCAGGTTCTTGCTGCTTCTATCCGTAGCGTACAACGTGCTGTTCGTTCGTGGTATAATGGAGCATCTGTCGTAACGATGCCTCCTAAAATCTTCGACCAGATGTACGACCATATTCTTACTGATAAGGGTTTGGAAATTTTTGACCGTGATGCTCAGAACATCGTGCGATGAGTATCCAGTTGTGGTTCTGTAGTGTGATGAAGCAGTGGCGTTGGACTTTGACTGACCCCACTGATTCCTCTATACAAGAGTCTGGTCAACGGGAAGACTTACGTCAGGCAATGATTGATGTTGCTAACACGGTAGACTATCTTAGAAATAAATAATCTGGTAAAGCAAATTAATAATAAGCACAATGGATGCTTCGAAGATTCAAACTTCTATTGAAAGGAGATACTCTCCTAATGATCAACGCAATTACAGTAGGAATAGTGGTTGGAGATGGAAAGTAATTCCTACTAACGAGATTGTTAGACATGAAGACGGCACTCCTTGGGTTCAGCCAATGTCTGCTTTTGATGCAGATATCAATCTGAGTGAACCTATCATGGTTGGTGTTGTAAATCCTAATGCTTACTTTGAAGGTCGCCGTGGAAACTGTGCAACCTATGCAGAAGCAAAGGCAGCAGTTGATGCTCGTGTAGCAGAAGTTCTAGCAATGCCTGACACTGATGGTGTCAACACAGACGAAAACGCTACTGTTTATACACCAGAATCGTTCTGATTATTGCCCTTGTAGCTCAGTGGTAGAGCGCCGCTTTTGTAAAGCGGATGTCGTTGGTTCAAATCCGATCGGGGGCTTGACAACCTCCAGGGATTATACTATAATGTATGGGTCCGTGTGAAGGAAGTCGCGGGAGGGACTCCACATCCCTCCCACACTTATGTCGGTGTGGCGGAATTGGTAGACGCGCTGGTTTTAGGTACCAGTGCCTTTATGGCGTGGAGGTTCAAGTCCTCTTACCGACATTAGGAACTTGAGACGTTCCAACCAAGGTGCCAGAAATGGGATAAACCCCCTTGGGATATTCGCAACGGAAATTGCGTCTTACTCCGTTATAAACTGTCAGTATGCTGGGTGTAGCGCCCACATAGCATACGGATAAGTGTAACGTTATTGGAATGTAGCTCAGTTGGTAGAGCGAGCGACTGTTAATCGCTTGGTCACAGGTTCGAGCCCTGTCATTCCAGCTCGGGCGATTAGCTCAGCGGTAGAGCACCTCCCTTACAAGGAGATTGTCACAGGTTCGATCCCCGTATCGCCCATGTATAAAGTGATTGATGTTGGGACGGATTGGATTCCTGGCAAAGATAAACTTATAGAAGATCTAATCAATCTTCATCTAAAAAATCGAGTCAAGTATCGCACGGAGAAACGTAACGTCTGCGATGCTTCTCAGTATACTACACACATAGCAGACCATTTGGCAGATGTTTTACAGGACAATCTGCCTGGTCTGATTTTTAATGACAGGAAGTATGATCCTCCATGGGTCTATGTGTCAAATAAGAACTGGACTCAGACATATTATCATCATCACCTGCCTGATAATCCACACCCAAGTTTTTATCATAGGCACTTGACTACTGTGTTCTATCTTAAGAACCCTGGTGGAGCATTGTCTATCAAAGATGAGGTAGACCTTATGCCAAAGGAAGGGCAGTTTGTTATCTTTCCTTTACATACTCTTCATGCACCCTTGCCTTATCATGGAGAAGAGTATAGAATAGCACTTAACGTGAACTTCTTCACAAAGAACACGTATTCCGACTTCCTAAATATCTCAAACCAATCCGGTTGATGAAGAAATCCCAATTGAAGAAGATGATTCAGAAACCGTTGCGGTTTCATCATCAAGACATCCATGAAGAACTAGATGAATTGAAAAATGAGATCAGCGAGATTAAAAGCCTTCTGCAAGAATTGCGGGCGGGAGTTGGAAGAGGCACCAAAGACACAGGTTTGTGGGTGTCCAAATATGACTATGATTTCGACAGGTAAAGTGACCGCTGTTGACCTTTCACTTGTCGTTATTACACAGGAAGAGTTGACAATTGACGAGAAACCTGTTAAACTAACTAATGCCGATAGGCAGTGGCAAGAAGAACGCCGCCAACGTAAGGTTCGTAAATTGTCTTACGAAGTTAGATGACCAAGGTAAACGAATACTATCGCAATACAACTGGTATTAGTAAAGAAGTATGTGATGTTCTTCTAAAAGAAGTTGAGAACGTAAGACTTACTACTGCCACCACACAGTTCAAAGGATTGTCTGATAAGAGAATTTGTAAGACTGGATGGATTTATGGTGACAGTTGGATTGGTGGTATGCTCGCTCACTATGTAAACGTAGCAAACAATCAGTATTTCAAATACGACCTGGTTGACTGGGCATCACAAATACAGTATACTGTATATGATACCGAAGGTTCTCTTTACTCCTGGCACTACGATACCTGCGAGACAAATGGACTGATGCGTAAGTTAAGTGTCAGTATGTGTTTGTCAGACCCATCTGAATATGAAGGTGGTGAGTTTCAAATCAGAATCAAAGATGGTATTGAAACTTTTAAAATGGGTCGAGGTGAGGTCATTGTATTTCCTTCTGACTGCTATCACAAAGTCAGAAAGATTAAGTCAGGCACTCGCCGATCATTAGTTGGTTGGATGGGAGGACCTAGGTTCAGGTAACGGGATGTAGCTCAGTTTGGTAGAGCACTGCTTTTGGGAAGCAGGAGTCGCACGTTCGAATCGTGTCATCCCGACCGGGGAATTAGCTCAGTTGGTAGAGCGCCTGCTTTGCAAGCAGGATGTCAGCGGTTCGAGTCCGCTATTCTCCATTGCCCACACGGGCAAATTCTACACTAGGAGTAATTCTTCACTGTCAAATGGCTAAAAGCCCATTCTTTTCTAAGTTCAAAACGGAAATTAGCGTTCTTACTGCTGCCGTTGAGGGGTCTGTTTATCTCGATGAAGAGCATCCCAAACTTTATGATAAGGTCTTCAAGTATTACAAGTCTCGCAATGTCTACTTTTATGATGATGCGGAAAAAGACTACAGTCTTGTCCTTGATAACCTTGAGTATGACTTGATGGACAGTGGAGTCCTAGCGTAAGTCTCGGGAAGACATAAAAATCGCCCTGGTCGGTCGAAGGGTACCCCTTCATCCCGCGTTTCCTAGTTCGTCAAAACTAGGTGGTGGAGTCAATCCTGACCCCATACCCCGTTGGATAAGGGTAAAGCCAACTGGTGCGGACATCTGCAAAGGTTTCTTGTTTTTCCTTACGTCTAAAAGAACAAGTGGCGAGCCTAAAACCCTACGAGTTTACCATGTTAAAATCTTGCTCGTGTGTTCACCGTGAAAGACCTTGGGGTTGGTACGAGACAATTGAGTCTAACAATCCAACCTACAAGTTGAAGAAAATCTGGGTCAATCCAAGCGAAAGATTTTCTCTCCAATATCACAATGACCGGAAAGAACACTGGATTATTGTTGAGGGTTCTGGTACTATTCAATTGAATCAATACACCGAGGAAGTTTATCCTGGTAAGCATTTTTGCATCCCCCAGGGATCCCGCCATCGCATGACGGCAGGTGAACAGGGGGTTCTTTTTTATGAGATTCAGTACGGAACCAACTGTGCCGAAGACGACATCGTGCGTCTTGAGGATGATTATGGTAGAATAGATAAAAACGAATACTACACAGACTGATGCTATTAGTTACAGGCGGAGCGGGTTTTATCGGTAGTAACTTCCTTCATTACTTGAAGGACAATACCGATGAACAAGTTCTCGTCGTTGACAACTTGACTTATGCTGCGGACCTTAGGTTTATCCCTGAGGATCCGCAGTTTGAGTTTGTTTGGTGCGACATTACAAATGAGAAACATGTTGACCATGTGTTTCACAAATACAAACCACGCAAAGTATTTCACTTTGCTGCCGAAAGTCATGTAGATAACTCTATTCAGAACTACAGACCTTTCTTGGAGTCCAACGTTGTTGGAACAATCAACCTTTTGAATGCTAGTCTAGCAGTTGACATTCAGAAGTTTCATCATATCTCTACGGACGAAGTGTTTGGTTCCCTAGAGTATGATAGCGACGAACTTTTTACAGAAGATACACCTTATGATCCCAGGAATCCATACAGTGCCAGTAAAGCATGTTCCGATCATTTCGTCAGAACTTGGCACAACACCTATGGACTCCCTTACCTTATTACTAATTGTAGTAATAACTATGGTCCTCATCAGCATGTTGAGAAACTCATCCCAAAGGTCATCTTCAGAGCGTTGAAGGATGAAGTTACATACATGTACGGTGGTGGACAACAGATAAGAGATTGGTTGCACGTCCACGATCACTGCCGTGCCATTTGGATGCTCGATCAGCGCCGAGTAATGAACGATAGTTTTAATATTGGTGGTGACTGCGAACTTCAGAACATTGAGGTAACAAAAAAGATCCTAGATATTCTCGGCAAACCACATGATTTGATTGGTGTATCTAACGATCGTCCCGGACAGGACAAACGATACGGTATGAGTTTTAAGAAACTTACTGAACGTGTTGGGTGGGTACCTCATATGGACTTTGACTATGCACTTAAAATGACTGTTGATTGGTATTTGAAGCAATGATTTCACTTTATGGAGCTGGGTTCGTAGGTGGCAAGTTTGCCAAGATGTACGAACCTTATGTTGAGATTCAAGGACGTGATGAACGTCAACCAAGGTCAAAGGAGATTCTATATTTCATCTCCACGACACACAACTATCACGTCAAGGATGACATCACAAAGGATGTAGATACTAATCTACGAGTTCTGTGTGAGACACTAGACTACTGTCGGTCCCAGGACATTGTGTTTAACTTTGTCTCATCGTGGTTTGTTTATGGTCACACTCACAGCCTTCCTGCTGTAGAGCACAGTCAATGTAATCCTACAGGATTCTATTCCATTACAAAGAAGTGTGCTGAGGATCTTATCAAATCATTTGCTGATTTGACTGGTATGAAGTATCGCATCCTTCGTCTGTGTAATGTGATGGGACATGATCCCAATGCCACACGTCAGAAGAATGCTCTGGTGTGGATGATTAATGAACTGAAAGCGAATAGAGATATCAAACTATACGACAACGGATGCCATTCCCGTGATATAATGCATGTTGACGACGTTTGTCGTGCTATTTGGACTGTCATGGAGAAGGGTGAGTTGAATGAGATCTACAACATCGGGTCTGGTAAACCCACCACGGTGTCTGAGATTATCAGTCTTGCCAACCACTACATAAAGTCACGGGGTAAGATCGAAAGTATCGATCCACCACAGTTTCATAAGGATGTTCAGACCACAAACTTCTGGTTGAACACGAATAAACTTAAGTCTCTTGGATTTGAGCAACACATTACAAACGAATTTATTGTCAAAGACTTATGTCTGTAAGTGATAAGGTATCGGGTTTCATTGAGAACCTGCAAGCAGAAGGTGAAGATCTATTCCCATACCTTGCCAACAAAGATTGGGAACCAGGCAAACCGATTTATTATTCTGGTCCTTACGTGGTTGCCTGCTGGTGAGGAAGTTAATAAGTTCGAGAGAGCATTCTCCAAGCGATTTGGATTTGAACACTCGGTGATGGTGAACAGTGGTTCATCTGCCAACCTGGTGATGATTGCTGCTCTGAAGAAGTATTTTGGTTGGCAGGATGGTGATGAGATTATCGTCTGTGCTTGTGGTTTTCCAACCACTATCAATCCCATTATTCAGAATGGTCTCAAACCAGTATTTGTAGACATTAACTACGATGATCTCAACTGGAACCTAGATGAGATCAAGTCCAAGATTACTACGAAGACTAGAGCGTGTTTTTCTTCTCCTGTCCTTGGTAATCCCTATGACTTTGATGAGTTTATCAAGGTTATTCGCGCTTACAACATCCACTACATCGCGGACAACTGTGATTCCTTGGGTAGCAAGTGGCGAGGTGAGTTCCTTACCAAACACGCCATCGCAGCGTCTTGTTCTTTCTATCCAGCGCATCATATTAGCACGATAGAAGGAGGGATGGTTTCTTCCAACATTGAAGAGATTACCCAGATCGCCAGAAGTTACGCCTGGTGGGGTCGTGGATGCTACTGTGTAGGAGCCCAGAATAAACTGCCCAACGGTGTTTGTGGTCAACGCTTCGGTCGCTGGTTGGAAGGGTATGACCAAGATGTCGATCATAAGTATGTCTTCGGCGTCCAAGGATACAATCTCAAACCTGCTGACCTGCAAGGGTCTATCGGTCTTGTGCAGTTGGAGAAGCAGGACGAGATACATGCTATCCGTCGTCGCAACAAAGCTCGACTTCATGAGATCTTCAGTAAGATCCCTGGTGCGAGGGTTATTGAGGAGAAAGAACATGCAGAGACAAGTTGGTTCGGTGTTCCGATTGTTTACGAGTACGGTAAACACCACCTTGTCAAATATTTAGAGGACAATCACATCCAGACAAGGAACTATTTTGCAGGTAATATTCTGATGCACCCTGCATATAAACACATCGAAGATCACAGCAACTATCCTAATGCATCGAAGGTCCTTGACAATGTATTCTTTGTCGGATCTAGTCCAGTGATCACAGAACCCATGCTAGACTACATAGATGGGGTCGTTACCCAGTATACTAAAGAGAACATTTTCCATCATCCGGTATGAATTACACTAAAAAAGCCCTGGTCTTCGGGGCGGGTGGTTTCATTGGTAGCCACATGGTTAAGCGCCTTCGTTCTGAAGGTTATTGGGTCCGAGGAGTTGACCTAAAGAAGCCTGAATTTGCTAAGAGCGAAGCAAACGAGTTCGTCACAGGTGACCTACGTGATTACGATTTTGTAGCTCGTTGCATTAAGTTTGCTGGTTACAACGGAAACTTTTACGCACAGATTGTAGACAAGTTTCTTGAACCGTTTGATGTGATTTATCAGTTCGCCGCTGATATGGGTGGTGCTGGTTATATTTTCACAGGAGATCATGATGCAGACATCATGCACAACTCCGCATCTATCAACCTGAACTTGCTAGAAGCACAACGTAAGTTCAACGAACTCAAGGATCTTAATGTAACGAAGATCTTTTATAGTTCTTCTGCTTGCATGTACCCTGAGCACAACCAACTAGACCCTGATAACCCTGACTGCCGCGAGGAGTCTGCTTATCCTGCTGCACCGGACTCTGAATATGGATGGGAGAAACTCTTCAGTGAGCGTTTGTACTTTGCTTACAATCGCAATCATGGGATCCCTGTTCGTGTCGCTAGGTACCATAACATTTTTGGACCAGAAGGAACCTGGCAGGGTGGAAAGGAGAAGGCACCAGCTGCAATCTGCCGTAAAGTCGCTTACCTACCGGAGCAGGGTGGAGCAATCGAGGTGTGGGGAGATGGCTTACAGACTCGTTCCTTCCTGTTCATTGATGAATGCATTGAAGCAACTCGAAGACTGATGGATAGTGACTTCATGGGTCCTGTCAACATTGGTTCTGAAGAGATGGTCACCATTAACCACCTAGTAGACACCGCTGCTAAGGTTTCTGGTAAGAACGTTGAGAAGATGCATGTCGATGGACCTCTTGGTGTTCGTGGGCGTAACTCCAACAACGATTTGATCCGTGAGAAACTTGGTTGGGACTATAGTCAGACCTTGGAAGAAGGTATCGCTAAGACCTATAAGTGGATCCAAGAGCAGATCACTAAGAAGTACGTAGAAGATAACTACAACGCACCTTACCGAGTTCCAGGAGAAGCTAGTGAGTAAGGCACTTGTGACTGGGGGAGCCGGGTTCATTGGTTCCCATTTGGTTGATGCTTTGGTACAGCGTGGGTATGAGGTAGTCGTTATTGATGATGAGTCATCTACTGCCAACGCTGAGTTTTATTATAACGACAAGGCAACGTATGTGAAGCAGTCAATCTGCAATCCACATACTAAAACTCTTTACCATGAAGTTGACTATGTGTTTCACCTAGCAGCACACAGTCGCATTCAACCTGCTCTACAGAACCCTATTGAATGTGTTCAGACTAATGTTCTCGGCACTGCCACTGTTCTACAGTATGCCCGTGAGGCAGGCGTTAAAAAGGTCATCAACTCATCGACGAGTTCGTCCTATGGTCTGATTAATAAACCACCCTTGCACGAGGGCATGACCCCAGACCCATTGAACCCATACTCGGTCGCAAAGATTAGTGCTGAAGGTCTGTGTAAGATGTACACAGACCTCTTTGATCTCCAGTGCATCAGTCTTCGTTACTTTAACGTCTATGGTGAGCGTCAACCACTAGCAGGAACTTATGCTCCAGTAGTTGGTCTGTTCTTGCGTCAGTGGGAGAA